ATTCCTGAGATCCATTTTGAATTCGATTATGTATATATGCATGCTTCCATAAAAATGGTTGTCTTGCGGATATACAATTCTTGGGTAAAACTCAACGATTTCAATAAGCTTTTTTTTCTTTTCATCCTTTTTTTCTTTAATCATTTGGATATCCTTTACAAATATTTCTCTCTAAAATCTGAAACCTATCATGCAGATCTAAATACATTTTGGCTAACTCATTGTATCTAGCAAATAGTCCTTTTCGAACTTTATCAGAACTTGTTTTTACATCATCAATGGATTTTTTTACTAGTTCTATATCTTTATCTTGGGCAAGAAATTCAAGCTGCAAATACATAACATTACTCCTTTTTGGATTCATGTTTTTCGTCGTTTTGCGTCTTTTGTAATTTTTCTATGATAATTTCTTTTAGCAGTTCTTGCATCGAAATGCCATTTTTTACGCAATAGAGTTTAAGCTGCAAACTTAAATCAGCAGAAAGTCTACAGCCAACCCACTTAAGAGCGCAAGAATGCAATGAATTAGGTTTTTCACTCATCGAGCCAAGGCTCATCTTTTTCACATTTTAGTTCGTCCATACATTGCCTGAATGTAAACATTTATGCGTGTGAGCATGCATTTTTGCCTGATTTTATGCAAGTACAATGGTTGTCAAGAAATATGTTGACAAAAACACAAAAAACATGCAGTTTGCCTTTTCAAATAACAAGGAAATATTTGAATGGCTGTACCAGGAGTTAAGTTAAACAAAGACGATATCCTCCACGCTTTGAAACAAAAAAAGGGCATTATTTCTTATGCAGCAGATTCCTTAGGTTGCGATCGTGCAACTATTTACGATTGGAAAGATCGAGACGAAGATGTTGCAAATGCAATAAAGAAATGCAGAGAAGACTACGCAAAAGAATTGAAAGAAAAAGACGATATCTTAGTCGATAAAGCATATGAAGCCCTTCAAGACCTATTAGAAACGCGTGACACTACAGCCGTTATTTTCACACTTAAAGCTAAAGCTGGTTGGGTTCAAGATGCAGTTAACCACAATGTTACAATTGTGAAAAACGATAAACCATACAAAGAGAAGAATGTCAGTCCAGATTGAGATTCCTCATAAATTCGTTTGTCGCGAATATCAAATTCCTGCTTGGGAGGCATTCAAAACAGGAAAAAAGAGAATCGTTTGTTGCTGGCATCGTGGTGCTGGAAAAGATCTTATGTGGCTCAATGCATTAATATGGAAGATGATAGATGAACCTGGCGTGTACCTTCATTGCTTCCCAAAATATAATCAAGGAAAGCGAGCTATCTGGAACAGCGTGCATGATACTGACGACGGCCTTTCTATGTCTTATCTTGAACATTTTCCTAAGGAGATAGTGAAAAGCAAAAACGGCTCTGATATGCGTATAGAGCTATTTAATGGAGCAATTTACTGCGTTATGGGAATTGACGGGAAAAATGCAACTCAAGCTCGCGGTATGAATCCAAAAGTTGTCATTCTTTCCGAATATGCATTTATGGATCCTGAAAGTTGGTACACTCTTGAACCAAGGGTAACACAAAACAATGGAACTGCTATTTTCCTTTCTACACCTAATGGGCAAAATCATTTTTATCACCTTTATAACTACGCTGCTTCTGGTCATGACCCTGTTTATTTTTGCTCTCGCCTTACTATTGATGATACTCATACAGTATCCCATGAGCATGTCGAACGACTTAAACGAGAGGGGATCCCAGAAGATTTCATCCAACAAGAATATTATTGCTCTTTCACAAGAGGAGCAGAAGGCTCTTATTATGGGAAACTTATCCAACAAGCACGAAATGAAGACAGAATTTGTAAGGTCAATATTTCTACTGATCTGCCTGTTAATACTTCTTGGGATATTGGACGAGGCGATTCAACCGCAATATGGTTTTTTCAAGTATTAACAAATGGAACGATCAAATTTTTGCATTATTATGAGAATAATAACGAGGGGCTCGACCACTACCTACGTTATCTTGACTCATGGAAAGATAGAAACAAAGCAATATGGGGTACTCACTATGCTCCTCACGATATGGCTCACAGAGAAATGACAGGTGAGCGTTTAGAAATGGCTCGCGATATGGGATATACGATGCTCGTTCTTCCAAGAGATCCAGTTGAAGAAGGTATACAAGCCTGTCGTTCACTTCTTCCACATTGTATCTTTGATGAAATTCAATGCAAGAAAGGAATTGATTGTCTTGATTTCTACTGTAAGAAATGGAACGACAATGCAAAAGTATATTACGATGAACCTTTTCACAATAAATATAGTCACGGTGCAGATGCATTTAGATATGCCGCTATGGGACTCAAGAAGTTTGGAAGTGGTTCACAAAAACTTTCTCCAGACAGAATCAAAGAAATGAGACAAAAGCATTTGGGGTATTAATATGTTTTGGCGAAGAAAAAAGAAGATGTGCCTAATTGAATATCCTGATGGGAAAATCTACATCAATCCAAAAGCCATAAAGTGGATAACTGTGTGCGATAGGTATTATCAAGGCGTGCATATTGAATTTTTTGATGGAAGCTCACTTAAACTCGATAACAATGATAAAAATAATGATCTTGAAACCTTTATAAAATATATAGAAACACATGTCTAGACAATATGACCCTGAAAGTAGAAAGAAAAACGATCAATCAATGCTGACCATTCCACAAGTATGCTCGCGGTGTAAAAAGAAAACGGTGGATATGATTAGTGATTTTGATTTTTGCAGAAAATGTACATCAAGCAAAGAAGTTGAATACCATGCTCTTTCCTTTTTAACCAAGGAGATGAGAGGCTTGAGTATCGATGAGAAGGTACAAATCATTAAAGACCTAACCAAAAAGAAAAAAGAGGAAATAAAGAATGTACCCGCTAGCAGTAGAAATGTTTGATGCGCTGAATGCTGAAGATTTTGAGGATTATATAAGAGCCTATGAAACTCAGCGTATAGAACTTTTACATAATCTTGAGTATATCGATTACATGCTCAAAGAATGGAAAAAAGGTTTAGCAAAATACAAAAAAAGAGAGGAAAACATGGATAAACTTATTAAAAAAGATAAAAAGAAGATGGACAAGATGATGGACGAACTTATTCGTAAAGATGTTAAGCAAGATAAAAAGCTAGAAAAAGCAGTTAAAAGGAAAAAGAAATGAGCTATTTTTATAAATACCTTTGTCCTTATTGCTTCGATTCATTTGTTGAAAAAACTGCGCATACAGATTGGTTTTGCAGTTCTTGTGGTTTTGATCTTGTCTATATCCCTATGAAAGTAGCAAAAGAACAGGCTGAAAGTTCCAAGTAAATGATCAAAACAAAACCCACTTCCCTGATGAAATGGGCTTTGAAAGGAAAGGCTTAGTTTAACCCATCGTTTTTAACAAACCTTTCTTTTTTTTCCATATGTATTGATAAGACAAAGACCTTTTTCTTCATTAGAATCGATTAATTTTACTATAGAATTTTTTAGTTCTTCAAGAGATATTGATTCGATCTTCTCTGTTGACATATCACAATAGTATTTCTGTGATATAGAATCCCAAAAAACCAAAGAATAGTGGTTTTTGTAATAAATTTCTGTAAATGGAGACATGTTTATTAATTATTTTATTTGTGTTAAAAATTAGATTTTAAGGAACTTCTGCGTTGTTATACTCAATCGCTGTTTTGAATACAAGAACTTTTGAAATAAAAAAAAGAGCCCCCGTCATCGGAGATCGATAACATGATAAGGGCTCTTAAACTACGCATTATAAAAAAAGGATGATCAAACAACCGTCATCTCAACGGAAGTGTTAAGTGGATTGAATCACTTAAGCGATTGCTAAATTAAAGATTTACCTTTATGATGTCAAGAAAAAATTTGGCTTCGTTTTTTTCTATATGGGTTGATATCAGTTTAGATCTTTTGGTATGATCCTTTCCTAACAGGGGAGGGTTATGATGAAATATATAGAAGTTGATGGAGAAATTTGGAGATTATCTAGTGGTTATTATCGAAGAGATATCACAATTTTTCTTCATCGGCATGTGTGGGAAAAACACTTTGGAAAGATACCTAAAGGGCATCATATTCATCATAAAGATGGGAATAAGTTGAACAATGATATTTCAAACCTCGAATGCTTATCACAATCTGATCACCATAAAAAAACATGGGAAAAAGATGATGGTACTCAAAAGGAAATTGCTCGAAGAAATATTAAAAAAGCTATTGCTTGGAGAAAAAAACCAGAAGCGAAGCCAGTTTTAAGTGCTAAAAGCAAAAAGGCATGGTTAAAGAGAAATTACGAAAAATGTATTTGTCAATATTGCTCTAAAAAATTTGAGAGCAGATTGGCAAAATTAGCTAAATGGTGCTCTAAGAAATGTTGTAAGGCATTTCATTATGAAAAGGAGAAAATAAATGGCATGGCCAGCAAACAATCCAATAGCACGCGAGCTTGATGATTTCTGGAAAGAAAGTCAAGCGCTATGGCAACAGTGGTAAACTAATATTTTACTGCCACTTAATCCGCTCTGATTGAGGTGGAAGCCCTAACGTAAAGACGAGGGTGACACTGCGCAAGGGTAAAACCAGCGTAAACGACTGAGGCGAGTGGACACCGAAAGGTGAAGCGACAGTCTGAACATTATGGAAACATAATGAGGGAGATTCGAAGAAGTTTCCCCGCTACAATTTTGTAGTCATTATCAAGTAAATTATTTACTTGTAAGTAACAGAAAATGGGTATGAAGCAGATTTAGATACAAAGATGGCTACAGGACAGCAGGATTACTGGAATACGTTTTACAACGTGAATTATCGTAATCAGAAAATCCTAATGTTCAATAAGATTCTTCGTATTTTGAACATGATCGAAGGATATCAAAGAGATAATCGTTTAGAAAATATCGTTGTTGCTGGTGATAATGATCCGGATCATGGCGAGACTGCAAATCAGCGCACAACTGTGCTTAAATGGGTTATGAATCAAGATGGCACTTATGAAAAGATTTCAGATTGTTTTGCTGGGTCGAATATTTGTGGTCTAAATCTTTTGCAAGTTTGGATGGACTTTCGTGAAGATCCTGAGAACGGTACAATTCGCACTGACAGAATTCCCTTCAACGCATTTCTCACAGATAATTATTGGACAAAGCAAGATTTTTCCGACAATAACCGAATTTGGACCAGAAGATATCTCACTACAACACAACTCAAAAGCCTGATTCCTGGCATTACCAAGGATATTCCTTATCTTGGTAAGGGTTATGCTGCTAAAGATGGAAAATTTCAGTTCCTTGCTCAAAATTGGTACCAATACCAGCAAGAAATGTATGCCTACGATGAGTATTGGGTCAAAGATTACAAAAAGAAAAAGAAGATTCTAGACAAATTCACAGGTGAAGTGATCGATTGGAATGGCACTAGAGAGCAGTTTTATCTATTCAAGCAGATGAACCCAAATATAGAACTGATCACAACGATGGTTCCAACTGTAAAACTCCACGTGCTTGTTAACAATCATCTTATTTATGAAGAAAAATCGCCTTATGGATTAGATCGTTTTCCATTTGTTCCTTTTATGTGCTATCACTTCCCAGAAGTGCAAAATTATGCCTATCGTTATCAGGGAGTTGTCCGTAATATTCGCGACAGTCAAATTGAGCTAAATAGAAGAAGAAACCGTCTTCTAGATATTCTTGATGCGCAAGTTCAATCTGGTCTAATGGTCAAAGAAGATGCTTTAGTCAATCCTGAAGATGCCTTCTTCCAAGGTCCTGGAAAGGTTCTTTACTTTAAAAATTCAGCAAATCTTGCCACAGATCAAATGCAATTCCAGACACCTCCAGTTGGAGCTGGATGGATGGAACTTATCCAGACAATAGAAAAAGAAATCATGGACATAGTAGGCCCTGAAGAGCTTTTTGCTCAGAATCTCGGAGCTAAAGAGATGTCTGGTGTTTTAATGAAGCTTAAAATGGGAGCAGGTCTTACTGGTCTTAGAAACATATTTGATAGGCTAAATCTTGCTCAGAAGTATGTTGGAGAGATTGCCGACGACATGATTGTTAATAATTTTAGCGAAGGGAAAGTTGCTAGAATTCTAGGTAAAAAGCCCTCAGAATTATTCTTCGATAACAACTTCTCTAAATACCAATGCTCAGTCGAAGAGGGTGAGCTTACCTCGACACAAAGACAATTCCAGTTCCTCCAGGCTGTTCAACTCGAGCAGATGTTCCCTGGTATGATTCCGAAGGAATATTTCATAGAAAAATCATCGCTGCAAGATAAGAAAAATCTAATTGATAAAATGACTCAAAATCAACAACAACAACAGCAAGTTCAACAAGCACAATTTGAAGC